ATAAAACTGAAGAATATAAAATAAAATTAAAAGAATATAGAAAATTATCTTGACTTTAATTTAATTATAATATAAACTATAGGGTGTGAGATTTTCTTTCTCATATCCTATAGTTTAATTATCTTGAAGGGAGGTTGATTGTAATATTTGTTCATCTTCATACTCATTCAGCATACAGTTTACTAGATAGTATAAGTCGTATAGAAAACATAGTAAAAAAAGTTAAAAATTTAAATCAAAATGCAGTAGCAATTACAGATCATGGTAATGTTTTTGCTTCTATTAAAGCCTATAAAGAATGTAAAAAACAAAATATTAAATTTATTTATGGTTGCGAATGTTATATTTGTAATGATATAAAAATTAAAGACAAAAACAATAAATATTATCATTTAATACTCTTGGCAAAAAATGAACAAGGTAGATTAAATCTTAATAAATTAGTATCATTAAGTCGTTTAGAAGGATTTTATTATAAACCTAGAATTGATTTTGAATTATTAAAAAAATATAAAGAAGGTTTAATAGTTCTTTCTGCTTGTTTAGCAGGTGAAATACAAAAATATTTACAAAATAATAATTATCAAAAAGCAAAAAAAATAGCATCAAAATACAAACAAGAATTTGGGGATGATTATTATTTAGAATTTCAAAGTCATTCCGATATTGAACAATTAAAATTAGCACGACAAGTAATTGATTTAGCTAAAGAATTAAAAATACCTTATGTTGTCACAGCAGATTCTCACTATATAAACAAAGAAGATCAAGAGTTACATAGTTTGTTTGTTCAAATAGGGCAAGAACGAGAAGCAGGAGAAACTTATAATGATTGTTATATCCAAAGCGAAGAAGATATTAAAAAAATATTAAAAAACACATTAACTGATGAAGAAATTCAAATTGCAATAAATAATACGGTTGAAATTGCAAATAAATGTAATGTACAAATACCATTATCTCCACCACAAATACCTCACGTTGATGTTCCAAAAAAATTTAAAAATGAAGAAGAATATTTAAAGTATTTATGTAATAAAGGTTGGAAACAAAGAAACTTGCATAAATTACCACCAGACGAACAAAAAAAATACAAAGATAGATTATATTATGAATTTAATGCAATTAAAGAAATGGGATTTTCTGGATATTATTTGCTTGTTTATAGTTATGCTAATATTGCTAAACGTAGAGGTGTAGCAAGAGGATCGGGTGGCGGGAGTTTGGTAGCTTATTTACTTAACATAGTAGATATTGATCCTATTGAATATGGATTATATTTTGAAAGATTTATAGATGTATCTGCATTAGATTTGTTAAGAAACAAACAAATTAAACCTGAAGAATTAAAAATTCCTGATTTTGATCTAGATTTTGGGGAAGAAGACAGAGAAAAGGTTTTAAAATTTATTACTAATAAATATGGAGAAGATAAAGTTGCAGCAATAGGAAACTTTCAATATATATGGGACAAATCAGCTATAAAAGACATAGGAAGAGTATTAAAAATTCCATTTGAAACAACTAATAAAATTACAAAAATAATCGGTGATAACACAATCGAAGAAACAATACAAGAAGGATTATTGGATGAATACATAAAGAAATATCCTAAATTATTTCATTATGCAAAACAATTAGCAGGTTTGCCAAGAAGTTTTTCTGTTCATCCATGTGGTAAAATTGTAGCAGTTAAAGATTTAACTTATTATACAGCTATTACAGAAAGTGATGGCAATACAGTTTATCAAGCTGATATGTATGATATTGAAGATTTAGGATTAGTAAAAATTGATACACTTGGTTTGAGAACAGTAGATTTAATATATGACATATTAGATATGATTGAAAAAGATTATGATTATATTAATCCTAAAAAAATGAATTTTAATGATCAAAAAGTATTAGAAGTGTTTAGGAAAGGAAACACGCATGGAGTATTTCAATTTGAATCTTCTGGAATGCGAGAAACATTAAGAAAAATGCAAGTAGATTCTTTGGAAGATATTATTGCTGCTAACGCTTTATATCGCCCTGGTGCAAAAAAATATATAGATACTTATTGCAATAGGAAACATAATAAAGAAAAAATTGATTATTTACATCCTGATATCGAACAAATTTTAGCACCGACATATGGAGTTATGGCATACCAAGAACAACTTATAGAAATCGGTAGACTTGCAAAAATGAGGAATCCAGACTTATTAAGAAAAGCATGCGGTAAAAAGAAACCAGAATTAATGGCAAAAGTAGAACCAGAATTAAAAGAAGGATTAAAAAAACGTGGATGGACACAAGAACAAGTTGACAAAATATGGAATAATATGGTATTATTTGGAAATTATTCTTTTAATAAATCTCATTCTGCTGCATATGCTATAATAGCTTATATTGTTGCATTTTTAAAAACATATCATCCAACTGAATTTATATGTGCCTTATTTAATTCGTATCAAGGAAAACATGACAAAATGGCAGGGTGTTATGAAGAAACAAAAAGATTAGGGGTAAAAATAAAACCATTATCATTAAAAAATATTTCACCTTTATGCAAAGTAAAAGATAATGAAATAATTTATGGAATTGCATTGATTAAAAATTGTAACAAACAAATAGCAACTGAATTAATTAAATTAAATAATAAAGATTATAGATCATTTTTAGATTTATTAATAGATATAAAAGAAAAAACTTCTGTAAATAAAACTCAATTAGATGCATTAATAAAATTAAATACGTTTTCTAACTTCGCTCAAAACCAAAAACTTCTTAAGTTTGTCAACTTTTTTAACGAATTTTATAATAAAAAACAAATTAAAAAAAATAAAATAGACAAACTTAATTTAAATCATTCAATTTTTCAAAAATTTTCAAGAGAAACAGAAAAATCCTATATGGATTTCCAAAGTTATGACTTTTTGCAATATGTATGGACAAACTTAAAAGATAAACCTTTACCAATTCAAGAACAAATTAAAGCAGAAATTGAATATTTAGGCTATCCTCAGTCTACTTTTGATGTTGCAGAAGATTATATCATAATTACTGAAATCGACACTAAATACTCTCCTAAAATTACTGCATATTATCTAGCAACAGGTAAAGAAGAACAATATAAAGTACCCAAAAGAGCATATAATCACCAGCCTTTCAAGAAATTTAGTATTTTAAAAGTCGGATTATGGGAACAAAAAAACAAAGTTAAAAAAACAGAAGATGGATTTGAAAAAATACCTGATGTTTATGAAAAATGGTTAACAAAATATTATTTATTTAAGGAGTGAACCATTATGCCGTATGTTACTGAACAAGAAAATTTATTTAGAGCTGCAATAAAAGATTTACAATTTAATTATCGTGAAATAATTCTCAACAAAACTACAGATGATTACTATACAAGATTTTTAAAAAAATTAAGAAATGATAATAGATTAATAGAGTATCAATCAGAAGAATTTTACTGTGAAGATGAATATTTTGAAGATATACAAAAAGAATACGGAATTACACTTATAGAAGTAGGTGATGATTTTTGGGTAGAGGATTAATACTTGCTATAGATCAATCAACTTCAATAAGTGGATGGGCAATATTAGATGCCAATAGAAATTTAATTGATTATGGGATATGGGATAAAACAAATGTGGGAGACACAACAGAATTAGGACATACAATTAAAAGAGATAGTTTAAAAAAAGATATTATAAAAACTCTTCAAAAATATCCTAATATAATACAAGTTATTTGTGAAGGAGTTACATATCAAAGAAATCCTCAAACCCATATGAAATTATCAAAATGCCAAGGACTTATTGAAAATATATGTTATGAATTAAAAGTTAATTGTTTAACTTTCAATGCAAGTAGTTGGCGTTCTTATTTGCCTATTAAATTTGGTAAAAAGAGAAACGAAATAAAAGAAAACACAAAAAAATACATACTCTCTCTTTACCCTGAAATCGGAGAACAAGAGCAAGATGTATATGACGCAATTGGAATCGGATTAGCTTACCTAAATATGGTAATAGACATAGGACAAGTTAAATAAAGCATATAAATAAAGAAAAAGGTGTGATGAAAAATGCCTTTAAAAATAATAGAAGAAAAAACAATTACTTCTAATGAAAATGAAATCATGGAAATATTATTAAAATTAATTATTAAAGAAATAAATTTAGAAAAAGGTTATGAATTTGTTAAATTAAAGCAGGAATAATCCTGCTTTTTATTTTTAGTTAATTATGATATATTAACTATAGAAAGGAGATGCAATTATGCCTATTTGTGCTATAGTAGCAAGGGTAAGTACTGATAAACAAGGAGATAGTATTGAACATCAAATTGCACTAGGTAAAGAATTTTTTTCTAGAAAATCACAAGAAGAAAAAGAAAAGTGGATAGTGCCAGATGATTGTATTTATATAGATAAAGCTATTTCAGCTTCAAAAGTAAGTATATTTGAAAGACCATCTACAATAAGATTATTTGAAGATGCTAAAAAAGGTAAATTTAATGTCGTGTGGTTTAAAGGAATATCTCGATTTAATAGAGATACTGAGGAATCATTAGCTATGTTAAGTAAATTTGAAGCACTAAACATCAGAGTTATTTCATATGAAGAGAATTATGATTCAATTAATGGTTCGCCATTTTTATTTACAATTTATTCTGCTGCTGCTGAAGAAGAATCTCGTAAAACTGGTATTAGAGTTAGTCTCGGAAATAAACAAAAAGCTAAAAGTGGAAAATGGGCTAACAGCACCCCTCCTTTTGGATATAAAATAGATAAAAAAACTAAAAAATTAAAATTAGGTGATACTCAAGAAGTAGAAATAATTAAACAAATATTTAATTGGTATGTTAATGAAAAAATAGGCACATTTAAAATTGCAGAAAGATTAAATAGTGAAAAAAAATTCACTAGAAATGGAAACAGGTGGAGTAGAAAAACAATAACCGATATTCTAAAAAATAGAGCTTATATTGGTGATATTATCTATGGAAAAAAAAGATATAAATATATTAAAAAATTAAATGATAAAGGAAAACAAATTAAAACTATTCCTATAGATGAAGATGATTGGGCTATTTGTGAAAATGCTCATCCTGCAATTATTGAAAGAGAAATGTTTTTTAAAGCACAATCTATCTTATCATCTCGAAATGTTGGACAAACTTTCAAACATGTAAAATATCCTTTAACTGGATTATTAAAATGTGGAAAATGTGGCGAGGGTATGGTTTGTCAAAAAAGATCAAATGGTAAAAAAGAGTATAGGTATTATATATGTAAAACATACCATAAATTTGGTAGGGCAGCATGTTCGCAAGCAAATATTAATGCAGAAAAAATAGAAAATTTAATAGTTGATTATTTAAAAGAAAAAATAAAAAAGTTAAATATAAATAATAATAACTTCATCAACAAAATTGAATTGGCAATACAATCCGAAGAAAATATTAAAAATGAAATAAATTTACTTAATAAGAAAATAGAGAAAATAAATAAAGACACACTTAATCTTATTAAAATATCCGATCAATTAACGCCAGAACAATTTTCATATAGTAATGAACAATTAAAAAAAGAATTAAAAGGATTAATAGATAAAAAACAATATTTAGAAGAACAATTACTTGAAATAAATAATCATAATGAATATGAAAACATAAAAATAAAAATAAATTCATTTTTAAACGAAGGTGAATTTAATCATGATTTATTAAGAGATTATTTTACTCATTTATTACAAAAAGTAGTTGTTAATGGAGAAGATCTAAAGATTTATTCAATCATTTAGTTAATTATGTAACTCCCATATCACTAAAAGTTACAAAACCAACTATAAATTTTTATGTTATAATATGCTATGAGGTGATAATTATGGCATTATTTTCTGGAAAAATTAAATGCAAAATTTGTGGTGGTAATTTTAAAAGCAAAAGGGAAAGAAAGGTTAGAAAATATGTGTGCAGCCGATACGATAACTATGGCGCCAGAATATGTGAAAGACACATACTAAGCGAAGAAGAACTTATTTTTGTTATTGAACGTCATTTTAATCAAAAATTACAACCAGAAGAAATAAAAAACAAAATTAAAACAATTGAAGTTTACTCAGACAACGTTGTTATAAAATATATTGATAATACAACATCAGAATTTAATGATAAGCAAATAAGATTTTAGGGTGACTGTTTTCTAAATAAAATATCGATTTTATTTAGAAATATGAGCCTGAAAGCCTTGTGGCACAATGGATTCAGGAATTGAATATTAGGGTGGACGCAAAAATTAAATAGGGGAGAGGGCAATCCAAATAATATCAATGGATTGCCCCATTTTTAGAAAGGGTGACTAATTTGTCAAATTTAATACTTCGTTTATACTAATTTTAATTAATTCTTTACGATTTTCATTAATTTCAATTTCTAAATCCTTCAACACTTCAATAACCATTTGATAAGCAATTTCTTTACGTTTTTCTATATCTTCAATTTTCATTTCATTTTCAATATAATATAAAATATCTTCTACAATATCTAAAATTAATACTGCTTGTTCTTTAGCATTTTTATTTTTAAAATTCATCTCAATTAATAATATTTTTAAAACTTGTAACATTTCTGTACTAATTTTTACGCCTTCAATAGTTATGTATTTTTTACGTTGCAAATAAGGAATTAAACCTATCCCAAGAGCAAGAACACCAATAATTAAACCAATAATAATAAATAATTCAATATTAGCATTTATAAATTCCATATTATCTCTCCTTATTAAAAATTAATATAGCATGATGAACAACTCTTTCTTTATTTTGATTTACTATGCCATTTTTAGTGCATAACGTACTTGAACCACCACCGTCACCATTCAATGCCCACAAACAACCTTTTGACTTCATAAATAACGCTAATTCTTTAATAGACAATCCTTTATTTTCTTTCGTCCTACCGTCACAAACAACAACAATCAAATTACCGTCTTTATCGATCCCAACACAAGTACGCTGACATCTTGAATGTGCAATATCAGATGCAGTTTCGTCATATTTAGTGTAAAATTCATAAACCAATTTCCCATTTTCAATTAATAAAGGACTTCCTTGAACCAGAAAATCCTGATTATCATTTTTATTTAATTGTCCAATCACAGGTTTACCATTTACTGAAGCAAATTCATGCCATTTAAGAAGTTTCCCATAAGCAGCATTAATTACTTTATCATTATCCTCAACATCTCCCAATGGAATGCCATTATAAAAGAAAGGAAAATTAAATCCATAGTCAGCATTATATTTTTTTACTAATTCTGAAACTTTTTTCCCTTTTTCATAAACAAATCTCATTTTAATTTTATCTGGATTAAATTTAATCCAATAAATATTAGTAGAATATTTTCGTTCTTTATTTATTCTTTTTTTTTATTCAATAAAACTCTGCCATCCCAACCAACAGAAATATCTAAACCCCATTCATCCCGTAAAGTTTCTAAAAATGCTCTAATAGGTAAAAATGTATGACCACCTTCTGATGTTTCAATCATAGGAGCTTTAATATCTAATTCTTTTCCATCAAGCACAATAGGAACTTCTTCTACAATTTCATAACCAATATATTTACTGTTCATATACTTCTTCACCCTTTCAATAAATTTATCCCAACCTTCATCTAAAATTTTATGAGGACAATATTTTCCACTCCAATGTTGATGAGGCACAATACAATCTATACCTTTTAAAGTTTTAACGTTTTTAATTAAAAATTTAATTAATTTACAAGCATTATTTTTTGCTTTTTCCCAATCAATACCTTCATATTCACATATTTCAATTCCTATAGATTTTCTATTGCCTGTACCATCTTTTCCATCTCCTGCATGCCAAGCATTTTCATTAATTGGTAATTCTTGAATTATTTGTTTATCGTCTACAGTAAAATGCCAAGATACATATTTTGTTGTTTTATCGAGCCATTCAGAATTTGCTTCTGCATCTGCTTTTTTGTTACCTGTATTATGTATTGTTATATATTCAGGTATCATAGGATACCCTGGTCTTGACGTACCATTACTTTCAGGTATTAAATCAACCTTAAAAGGAACGCCATATATATAATCTTTTTTAATAATTCCCATATTTTTATCGCCTTCCTTTCTTTCAGGTAAAAAACTATATAAATAATCAACTGCTTTTTTATATTTTCTAATATTATTATTCTTAAAAATTCTAGAAGGATCTTTTATAAAAATTCCTCCTAACGACAACCTTCCTAATTCGGCTAATATTTCAGATGGTTTATTCTCCCATATAAAACAATTTTCATCCATTCTACCTTTTATTCCCATTAATTCTTTAAATTTTTTATATTCTGGTGTATCTTCACCGTCATAATTATCTGGATCAATGAACTTATAAGAATAAATATGAAATAACTCATGAGCAATAGTTGAAGCAATAAAATAATCAGGTTTATCTTTACGAACAGCGCCTAAAACATAAACATCATTCCACGCTCTACCTAAATACTCTCTGCCCGTAAATCCACTTTTTTCAGTCCATTGCATATAAACAAATGGCAAACAAAAAATATCTAAATTTGCCCAATATAAAGGAAATTTTTTATTTATTTCTTGCAAAATATTTATTACAAAATTTTTAGAAATTAATTTATGTGTGTCGTTATATAAATCTACACCTTTAGCGATACAATTTTTATAATTAAACTCATATCCATAAGGAATTTTTTTAATAAATTGCTTTGTTTCTTCAGGCGAATAAATTTTTATACTCAAAAAATCACCTTCTTAAAAAGGCATTTCTTTATCGTTTTTATTAGTAAATTCTCTTATTTTATTTGCAACTTGAGTAAATCCATTAGCAATATTTATTCCAGTTATAGCTATAATTATAATTTTTAAAAGTTCTAAAAGATTATCACTAAAATCTCCTGTAGTAAGATATATATAAAGTGCAAAGAAAAATCCGACAATTAATAAACAAACTAAAATACTAAATTTTGATTCTTCAATACTTAATCCGTCTTTCCAAAAATTCAAATAAAACCCTCCTTTTATTTAAGCAATGCAAGTATAAACATACCAATTGTTGCAAAAGTTCCAGCAACTGCCCAAATTTTTGTCCATGACTTTTCTTTTGTGGTATCAGTTGATTCAAGTTTTGTAACTCTGTCATCTACATTCTCTAATTTTTCACGCAAACCATTGTAATCACGAATCATGGTAGTTGTTTTTGCCATTTCAATTTTTAATTCTTGCATTTCATCCTTTAATTCTTCAAACATTTGAAAAAGTTTTTTGTCGAACCACTGTTCAGACAATATTAACCACCACTTTCCTGGAATATTTCGCCCTTTTTGTGGTATAATATAATTATTAGACGACTTCCACAACAAGTTGTCTAATATTAAAGCAGAGAGAAGGGCATTTCTCTCTGCTTTAAATTTACATTTTATTATGAAAAAGAAAAACCTCATCAAAAGGTTTTAATATATCATTTAAAATATTTTCAATATTATCAAATTCCCAATAAGGAATTCTTACTAATTTTATATTATTTTTCTTACAATATGTATTCTTAATTTCATCATTAATTTTTAATTGTTCAAAATTTTCTAACGCCCTTTCTTTAGATATTCCACCAAAGCACACTGGTTCAAAATGCTGAATGCCATCATATTCGACTAAATATTTTAAATTTTTATTCTTATCAAAAATAGCAAAATCATACCTTATAGCTATACCCTTATTACTTTTTAAATCAGGAAAAGTATATTGTCTTTCAAAAATAATATCTTGTGAAGATAGATATTCATTAATTTTATTTTCTCCAACTGATTTCTTTGTGCAATTTAAACACTTACGTGGAGATCTATCGCTTTTAAAATATGAGAAAGTAGCTTCAAAAATATTACCGCATGAACACTGAATTTTTAAAGGTGTTGAATTATTTATATATTCTTTACTCAATAATTTACAACCACTCTTACTCTCGACTTCAATAAAATTTTTTACATAATCATAATCGAAATTCCATAAATTTCTTTTTATTTTTGTAGTGCATTTTTTGCAATGCCTTTTATTTCTATCTTTAAATTTACTAAAAGATGTATAAAAATCATTTCCACATCGACATTGAATATGAAGTTTCTGATTCATGTTTATATATTCTTTTGATAATAATTTACACCCACTATCACTTTCTTTTTCTATATAATTTTTAACCATTTTATAATTCCACATTATTTTATTATTACAAATATTACAACGTCTTTTACCATATTTAAAATTGCCTAAACTAGCATAAAATATTTCACCACAAGGGCATAATATTTTTAATGGTGTATTATAATTTTGATAATCTTTACTAATTAATTTACACCCACTTTGACTTTCTACTTCAATATATCTCTTTACTTCTTGATAATCTTTTTTTAAATTTTTATTTTTTATTTTTTTACCACATTCATTACACTGTCGCTTATTAGCTGTTAAAAAAGTATAAAATCTAGTTTTAAAAATATTACCACATTTACATTTAATCTTTAAAAAATGTTGTGTATTAATATATTCTTCTTTTTTTGTAATTAACTCACAACCATTGCCCTTTTTACCTTCATTGAACCTCTCCCACTTATAGAAGTGGGAGATTCTCGCTTCATCAGCCTCGTAACCTACTACCTCCACGAGCCTCACTTTCGGACGGTTCCCGCCCTAGTGTATTTTTATATAGCTTAATCCTAGTTCTTTTAATCCTTGTTTAAGTATATTGTTTGCAGCATTAATATCTC